CATTGCAAACATTGATGAAGCTAAGAACCACTATGACGTGCGTTCAACCTACACCAAAGAGTTAGGTAACGTATTGGCTAACACATACGACAAGAACATCTTGCGCGTAGTTGTACAAGCTGCTCGTAGTGCTGCAACTATTACCGGTACTAACGGTGGTACTGTAATCACTAAAGCAAACTTCACTACCTCTGCAAACATCGTAGCTGCTTTGTTTGATGCTGCTGAGTCTATGGACGGTGATGACATTCCAGAAGATGAACGCTATGCCGTTGTATCTCCTGCTATCTACTACAAGCTTGCACAAGACACCACTGTCTTGAACAAAGATTGGGGTGGTGCTGGTGCATACGCAGACGGTAAAGTATTGCGCGTAGCTGGTATTACCATCGTTAAGTCTAACCACTTACCTACTGGTAACCAAACCACTACTACTGGTGAGCAGAACACTTACCATGCTGACTTCACAAAGACAAAGGCTGTGGTATTCCACAAGTCTGCTGTCGCTACAGTTAAGCTAATGGACTTGGGCCTTGAGTCTGAGTACGACATTCGTCGCCAAGGAACCTTATTCGTTGCTAAATATGCAATGGGTCACGGTATCTTGCGTCCAGAAGCTGCTATTGAATTAGCATTGCCATAACACACTAGGGGAACTTCGGTTCCCCTTTTTTTCCTCTTTTAAGGATTCACTACTATGTCCCTAACACCTACAAGTGAGTTGGAAGCAGTCAATACCATGCTCAATACTATTGGTGAAGCACCTGTGAACACCTTGGTAAACATGACTTCAGTCGATGCCCTAGCTGCACTTTCTGTATTACACAGTGTTAACCGTGGAGTTCAAGTTGAAGGTTGGTTCTTTAACACTGAGTATGACTATCCTCTAGTTCCTGACCTAGATAACAACCTACCATTACCTACTAATTTAATGTCTGTGGATTCCTCTGAAGTGTCTACTAAACATGACTTAGTCCAACGTGGTTCACGGGCGTATGACCGTAAAAACCATACATACACATTCACTGATACTGTGAAATGTAACCTAATTCTTTTACTGGCCTTTGAGGAAATCCCAGAGGCAGCACGTAACTACATCACCCTACGGGCATCCCGTATACTCCAAGACCGCTTGCTCGGCTCTGACTCATTACACGGAATGAACCGTGAAGACGAGTATCTAGCTTTAACTAGCCTCCGTCTTATTGAGTCCCAGAATGCTGACTACAATATCCTAACTGGTAACCAAGACGTTTACCGAATAATTTCGAGGTAACACATGGCACTTGTAAGTAGCAGTATTCCAAACCTCGCTAACGGGGTATCACAGCAAGCCCCTAGTGTTCGTTTGAATTCTCAAGCAGAAGAACAGGTCAATGCCTTTAGTTCTATTATCAGTGGTTTACGCAAGCGACCTCCTTCACAGCATTTAGCTACTTTGGTGTCCAATGCCCAAGCCAATGGTAATTTCTTTATACACACCATTAACCGTGACATAACTGAGCGTTACATTGTTATTGCAGACAACACGTCTTTAAAAGTGTTTGGCTTTGACGGGACTGAATATTCTGTAAGCACACCCTCTGGTTATTCTTACTTAGCTACAGGTAACCCCTTCACAGATTTTAAGTCTGTAACCATTGCTGATTTCACTTTCATATTAAATAAATCAATATCTACTTCCGTGATTGCAAGCACTTCAACGCCAGCCCATCCTGAAGCTATTGTGCATGTAAAGCAGGGTAACTACGCGCAAGACTATAAAGTATTCATAGACAATGTACAGCGAGCTACATACACCACCAGTGCTACAGACAAGGCTGACCTGAAGACCAACAACATTGCCACACAATTGACTAGCCAGTTAATTAGTAACTTAGGTTCTGTATATACCATCACACGGTATGGCTCTGCTATACGAATACAGAGAACAGATGGTAATGACTTTACGCTTCGTACTGAAGACTCCTTCGGTAACGCTGCATTGATTGGTTCCAAAGGTTCCGTACAACGATTCTCTGAATTACCAAGACGTGCATTTAATGGCGTTAAGATGAAGGTAATAGGTGATGAAACTTCTGAAGCTGATAACTACTATGTTGAATATGTAGCTGACGATACTGCTGAAGGTATATGGAAAGAGTCCATAGCAGAAGGAGCAGACTCAACAATAAATGCAGCTACTATGCCGTGGAAGCTTGTAAGAAATGCTAATGGCACATTCACGTTTTCTCCTAACGAATGGATTAGCCGTTCTGTAGGTGATGAAATATCTGCAAGTGACCCCTCTTTTATAGGTAAAAAGCATAACGATATATTCTTTCATCGTAACCGACTAGGTGTGATAGCAGATGAAAATGTTATCTTTAGCCGTTCTGGTGAATACTTCTCTTTCTATCCTGAAACAGTAACAACTGTACTAGCAACTGACCCTATAGATGTAGCAGTGAGTCACACTAAAGTGTCCATACTTCGCCACGCTATACCATTTAACGAGACACTTCTTTTGTTCTCTGACCAGACTCAGTTTATGCTGAGTGCGGGTGACTCATTGACTCCTGAAACTGTGTCCATAAATCAGACTACTGAATATGAATCATCTTTACAGGCAGAGCCAGTTGGTGCTGGTGAGTATGTTTACTTCGCCACTAACAGGGAAGATTTCGCAGGTGTTCGTGAGTTCTTCGTTCAAGCAGATACTGCAAGCAACATCGCTCTTGATGCGACCCTCAATGTTCCTCGTTATATAAAAGGTAAAGCTACCTCTTTGGTGACTAACACTAATGAAGATATGTTATTTGTATTGACTGATGGTGTGAACACTGTACCAACAGCTTATGTATATAAATATCTAAGACGTGACGGTCAAGCATTGCAGATGTCTTGGTCTAAGTGGGAGTTCCCGTACTCAGACCGCATACTAAATTTGTCAGTAATTGAGTCAACAGCATTTTGGGTACTGCAACGGGGTTCAAGTATTGTTCTTGAAAAGATGCAATTGCAAGAGTCTCCTGAAATAACAGCAACAGGAAAGATGGTTTTCCTTGACGCTCTGGAATCAGGCTCTACACCAGCCGCTAACCAAATCACTACAACTATTGATGGTGAGAGTTTTGTAGGCTATCCATACACTATGTCTTACACATTCTCAACTCAGTATAAGAAAAGTGTAGGTGCTGGTGGTAGTCAGTTAACAGACACTTCAGGCAGATTACAGTTACGCAACTTCAAGTTACTTTACCAAAACACAGGTATGTTTAAAGTCACTACGCTTACTCAAGGTATCGAACACACTTACCACTTTAGCGGCCCACCATTAGGAATAATAAAAGTTGGTTCAGTAGCCCTGACTTCAGGTGACTTTGAGTTTCCTTTGTTATCCAAGAATGACAGGGTTTCTATTACAGTAAGCAATGACACACCTTACCCAAGTACCTTTCAATCTGCGGAATGGACAGGTTACTACACAACTAAATCAGGAAGAATTTAATGGTAGCTTTAGTACGATTAGCAACCGTTAATGATTGCAATTTGTTAGGCCCAAGGTTACGTGATGCAGACAAGGAAGAGTTAAAGATTTCTTGTGGGTTGGGGCCAGTAACGGCCCTGACTAAATCACTTAATGATTCAGATGCAGCTTATGTAGCTGTTGATGGAGAGGGAGTTCCTATACTTATGTTTGGGGTAGTCAAATTTACTATGCTGAGTTTTGGTGTAGGGAATGTAAACCAGGATTTTATAGGTGTGCCTTGGATGTTGGGCGGTAAAGGAATATATCAACACACTAGACAACTTAAATCTGAGTGTAAGGAATGGCTTGATGTAGTCCATAAAGACTACGACCTGTTATTTAATTATGTCCATGCAGAGAATCCAAAAGCTATACGCTGGCTTCAATGGATGGGCTTCACTATGGTACGCCTAGTACCCGAATATGGGGTGGGCAAAAAGCCATTCTATGAATTTATAAAGGTGAAATGAAATGTGCAACCCCATGATGCTGGCAACAGCAGGGAAAGTAGTTGGACATATGGAAAAGCAAGCTGCTGCTGACGCTCAGAACAAAGCAGTTCGTGACAATCTCATGCAGCAATACACGCAAGAATCCATAGCAACGCTACAAGAACGTACTGCGGCCTCTGACAAACTCTTTCAAGACACTATAAAAGCTAGGGAAGCGCAAGCTGACTATGCAGCTTCTGTAGAAGGTATGGGAGGTTCAATTGTAGGAAGGATTATTCGGGATAAGCAAGCTGTAGAAGCCCGTAACAAGCTAAACATAAATACCAACTTTGATAATAAAATCCAACAACGTCAGTACGAGTTAGAGGGCTTGCGAGTCCAAGCTGACGGACGTGGAAAGAAAGGCCCAAGCCTATTGGCTACTGGGTTAGGAATTGCTAACGACTACTACACGATAGGTGATGGTCAGTATTCAACTAATACAACTCAACCATCATCAGATTACACACAATATTAAGGAATATTAAAATGGCGACTAACTCTGGCATCGAGGTGACAGCACTACGCCCTGCGGCACAGTCGGGGGACTTCTACGTCCGTCCTGACCAAACACCTTCTGGCATAGAAGAGGGTCTTGCGAGACTTGCGAATACTAAAAGTAAACAACAGAAGATTGAAGATAAAGCAACTGCTGAAAACCTACACATTTCAGATTCCCTTAACAACGCTGATAGCATACATGACTTTAGTGCTTACACGCAGGAATCTCCGGGCGTAATAGCGCACCTAAAAGAACTGCGTGGAAAGTCATTTGCAAACAAATGGCGAATGGAAAGTGAAGATGCTTATAACAAATGGCGAATGGAATCAAATGAAACGGGAACGGACTTTCCTACATTCATGGCTGAACGTAAAACCCAGTTAGCTGACGTTTTACAAGGTGACCGTTTTATGACCTCTGGTGCTTTAGGTGTCATAAATGAAACCGAATATGGCATGAGGGCAAAGCATCGTTCATTCCTTGATACCCGTATGAGGGCTGAAACAAAGTCTCAGATGGGACAAAGCATAGACTCTGACATGGCTAGTATCAATGCTGGCACTATGACCATTCAACAGGTGGCTGATAATACAGAAGATATGATTCTTACAGCCCACGCCACTGGTGGAATGACTAAGGGTGAAGGTAGCAAGATGGTGTTTGACCACGCCATTACAAAGTATGTCAGTACACAAGATGAAAACTATCTGTTATTAGCAAGGTTATCTAGGTTTGCTACTGGTGGAGGCAAGGCTATAAACACTAATGCTGAATCTGTTATTCAACAGGCGACAGACAAAGTGGTTGCTAGAAGAGAAGCTGTTCAACGTGGATTAGCTGTTGATGCTAAAAATGCCAAGGAGAAAGCAGTCCAAGATAGTTGGAATGATGCTAACGACTTTTTTTACCAGAACCCACATAAAGAACTTCCAACAGAAATGATATACGCTTTAACGAGCAATGGTATTTCTATGGTAACCATCACTGGTGTTCAGGATGCTTTTCAAAAGAATGCTGAAGTTGGTACTGAAAAGCTAAATCACCATACTAATTATTACAATGCTGTTTTAGCTGACATAAAGAATAGTGCATATAACCCAGAAGGTAACATGGTTACTAACGCTAAAATCTTTAAGATGGTGTCAGAGGATAAAATACATCCTGATGATGCAGCAAGTTTAATTAATTCTTTAGACCAATCAAACAAAGTCACACCTATTTTAAAACAACCTATTGTCAAAGACTTCAAAGGTGACATTACTCGCGCACTTGAACAGTCCACGATGTATAAATCTAAAACCAATGCTGATGCAGTAGCTCAGTTAGGTAGAAGTTTTGATGCAGCAATGTCTAGGATAATCCAGCACCACTACAATACAACAGGTAATAAGCCAACAACTGCTGAGTTGTCTTCCTATAACCTGCAAGCTGAAACCGAAATCAATCAAGAAAAAGAAATTGTAAAGGCTCAAGTATTGGCACATCAAGAGTTTGTTGCTGGTGTCGCAAAGGTCGCAGGGTTATCTGAAAAAACTAATGAACTTACATCTGCTAACGCTAGTTTAGACAACATCAATTCAGTGTTTGAATCTGGTGATAAAGGTCGTGAATTAAAACGATTGATTGATGAAGACCCATTACAACTAGATACTTATGAAGGTGAGCAGATGCAAGTCTGGCAGATTTTAGACCTTCAGCTAAAAGCATTAAATGATGGGTTTGGCAACATGGGTGGTACAGGTGCTTTCGCAACTTACTTTGAAAATAATAAAGAAATCTGGGAGAACAGGTAATGGCTGATACTGATACTCAAGGTCCTGGATTTACTGCGGCTGGCCTTTCTCCAGCAGGGCATACTGCGGTTAAACCTGAAATTATAACTGGATTTAGTAGCGCATCTTTAGCCCCCAAGACGGAAGATGATTGGCTTCAAGACGAGTCGTTCATAGCAGATGCCAGAACCCTTGCCCCTAAGTTAAACATTCAGGGTTTAGGCGTTGATTTAGGTTCAGGTGCTGAAGAATACATGGAGTCTCAGCAGGGTACTAACGCCATGTTTAAGCCTCCTGTAGGCATTGATGAACTACAGGCTGGTATGGCTGCGGCTAATGAAGCTTATGTCGCTCCAGAGTTTTCAGACCAAGAGTATGCTGAAGGTGCTATGCAAGCCATAGGACAAATTCAGTGGAACCTTCCTGACCTTGGTTTTGTAGCTATGGGTATTGAAGAGTGGAGTGATGACGAGCAAATGGCTTTGATTCGCACAATGGAACGATATGATGCAATGCCTCTTGAGTTACGCCACTTTGGTAGAGCAGCTAAAGGTATTGCCACTGACATTTCTACTTATGCTGGATTTGGTCTTTTTGCCCAAGCCGCCAAAGGTCTTGTTCTAAAGGGAGGTGCTACAGCACTACTTAAAAGTCTCATGTCCAAAAAAGCATTAGGTGCTGGCGTAGTCGCTGGTGCAGAGGGTGCTGTTTATGGAGGTGCTGATAATGTCGGTAGACAGGTTATTGATAACAAGGGTGATTTATCTAAGGTAGATACTGGAGAAGTAGGTCAAGCGTCAGCTATTGGATTAGGT